TCGTAGGTGTGTTGATCCATAGAGTTAAGATTGAATACTATGAATAATACTAGTTATATTACTTAACATCTCCATATAAGAAGTTTGTGTCGATACAAAAATATAGATTAAGTAAATATTAAATTATGCGTGCCTGCTGTTGGTTGATTGCCTAGGTATGACATTATAAGCTTTTTGAGTATTTATGATGGATATGCGATGATGACGATACCGGATCCACCGTTTCCACCGGCGAAGGCGCCAGCACCGCCAGCACCAACAATCTTGGTAAACGCCATTTATATGACTTACTTTTTGAGTATTTATGAAACTTTATAATGAAGGGAACTACTTAATTCAAGCGCCTGTTAGTGGGACTGCCATCAGAGCACAGCCTCAATCGACTCACGGCTGGCAAATCCCCATGCTGCGGCTGCACCTGCGTTCCATTCCTGGCGGATCACAGGGGCCACATAGTCGTCGTCGCCCTCTTGCAATGTGCGGTCGTACCCCTCGGGATACTCCGCATCATCAAAAGTGATGTAATCGTTCAGCAGGTTTTGCAAGAACGCAGTGCGCTCGGCGCTTGGTTCTGCTGTTTGCAGGTCTGTGGCGGTGTTGATGAATGTCATGGTGACTATCCGCAGATAAGGTGATCACAGGCAAAACGCGCCGAGATGTTGTTGCCACCACTCGAAGGCTCGGCGCTCCAAAAGACGCACCGAGACCCGGAATCAGCTCCGCTGTTCCAGGCACCACCCAGGAAGACGGCGCGGGGGGCATCAGCAAATTCCCTGCCGCGACCACCTGTGTTGGTGTTGCTGCCGCTCGTGTAAATGCCAACGCGCTCAATGCCCCAGACTACCAGCGTCCCTGTGGCCTGTGCAAGCCCCCATTTGCTTACCCGCTCCCACTGCACCGTGCCAGGGTCAGAACCACGGCTGCCGGCTTCAGGCGCGCCAAACGCGGCGGCTTGGAACTCCCAGGAAAACATAAACCGCTTGCCGAAACTATGTGCTACCTCGAAGAAGTTATACCAAGAACCGGGATTGTTGCCGCTGGTCAGAGTGTAAACCGTACTGCCATTGCCGCCGTAGAAGCTAGGAATTAAAGGTGGGCTGCTGTTATCAGCGATAGTAAGGCCAATCTTGCTGGATTGCACGGCACTGAAAGTCGTGCCTGCGAAGCTAGTGGAGCCGCATAGGTAAAGGTCGCACCAGAACCGACCATCAATGTTTGCCATACCACGAGGATCGGGGCATTCAGGTCGCCAAGTCAAATCCCAGATGCTGTACTCCAAAATCTCAGCACTAGCAGTTGGGCTGCCGCTATTCACTGCCGTGGGGCGACCGCTGGGTATATAGTGATAACCGGCAACAATTGAGCCACCCGTAGCTCCTGCTGGTGCCGTGGTAAAACTTGCGTCACTGACTAATGCCCCACTGGTCGGGTGCTGCCAGATCGCCATATCCGTGTTATTTGTATGCGTGCCCATCGTTACAGCCGTAGCGGAGCTATAGAAAAAGCCGTTTAGTGAGCAGTCGGCAACGACACTAAGTGTGGTAGCAGTTGTTTTTGTAAATAACGGGCCACGATGAAGCGGTGGACGGCGATTAAACCCTTTAAGGATGTTATACCCTCCATTTACCTGAAGAAGAGCACTCCCATTTGCAGTAGACGTGCCCACCAGCAATCTTCCCGAACTATCGCACCTGAATCTTTCAGTACCTTCTGTCGTTACTTTAAAGTGACCATCAGAGCCAGTATCTACTACTTCTGCCTCAGTATTACCTTCCGTAATTTTGTCGCTTGTACCTCCAGCCGAGGTGAAACTCAACGTGCCAGAGCCATTCGTCGTTAAAACCTGACCATTAGTGCCATCCGCAGAAGGTAGCGTCAGCGTCACATTGCTAGGGATTGTTGCCGGTGCTTGTAATGCAACAAAATTCGATGAATCCGAATCAGCAAAACGCAGATCGCCCTGTGCATTCAGTGTTACATTGCCGGTGGTAGCAATCGTTTGACTACCAAAGTCAGGGTCGATCTTAGTGCCAGCAATTGCGGCAGCGGCGTTTATGTCGGCGTTAACGATTGTCCCGTCAAGGATCATCGTGCTGGTGACGGTGCCCGTATCAGTGGTGCTTACAACTGTGCCAGTGCCAACAGGTTGCACGGCAACAAATGCACTGCCGTTGAAAACTTTTAGTATTGGGTTAGCGGCGCTGGTATCAAGCCATGCTTCACCCAGACTATTACCTGCTTGACCGCCAGCACCAGGAGACACGTTAGGTGCTGTGGCACCACAGTGAATTGGCCCGATTTTTACGCTATCGCCGTTGGAATCTTTGAAGAACAGACCCGGTGATACCAGATTGGTATTTAGGGCAAGCTGCCCATCGCTCATGGCGCCTGGTGTTGGGCGCTTGTTGGCAGTAGATGAACGCAGATGCTGGAGAGCCATTCCTTAACGCCTCGACTGAGGCCGGAAGTTATATAGCGAGTCTAGTAGGTGCCATCGTTCAAATTGCTGGTCAATGCCACCGTGCCTGTAGCATCCGGCAGCGTGACGACGCGATCAGCCGTTGGATCAGCTACAGCTAGCGTAATTTCAAACGCATCATCAGTGCTGCCTTCAAACACTAGGGTGCCGGTAGTGCCAAACAATAGCTCGCCTGTAACAATGCCACCAGCTTTAGGTAGCGCCAATGCAGCTAGGTCATAAGCAGTCTTGACAGCGGTGGGCGTTGCGGCTAGCACGCTGCTTGTGGTACTGATGCTGTCGCTGAGTTGAACGATGCCGTCTACTGAAGTAGTGGCAGAACGAATCGTTAGCGTTGGTGTGGTGGTGCTGGTGACAACAGTCAGCGCACCAGTGCTGCTGATGACGTCAGTGACAGTACCCGACGAAATCGTTGCCCATTCCAAACCAGTAGCAGTGGCACTATTAGCCCGCAATACCTGACCGTTGGTGCCAACCGACAGGGCAGTCAGTGTTGTTGCAGCACTAGCCGCAAGAATGTTGCCCTTGGTATAGCTGCTAATGTTAGTGCCACCGCGTGCTACCGCAAGAGTGCCGCTTGTCAGATTAGTGGCATTGGCAGCTTCAGACGCGACTTCTTCAATTGCACCTTGAACATTGGTTGAAGCGATCGTGCCAGCTGGTGTAAAACCGACATTGGAGGCAGTCTGCGCTACATAGGTACTAGACACGTCGATCTGCGTCCAAGCGCTGCCGTCGCAGAGGATGATGTCAGGTGGCGCCAAGGCTTCAGCCGGAGCTGGCGCAGTGCCCGTTCCAGCTACAGCAACAACAACGTAGTAGGACGTGTAAGTGCTTGAAGCTACCGGCAAAGGATCACCTACCACCAAGCCGACTGCAGCACCGGTTGTGGTCACAGCTGCAATCTCATTCAGGCTGGCGTTGTAGGTGCCAGCGAAAATCAGCTCGCCCAGTGATACGCCCACCGGTTGCCAGACGTTGCCATCCCAGAGATAGATATTCTTATCAAGCGGATTGAAGAACAATTGGCCGATAAAGTCCGCAACTGGCAGCGCCTCACCGATCTGGGCAGTGGAATAGTTCGCCAACTGGGCGCCAGTAACAGCACCAGCAGCAAGCGCAGATGTACCGAACGTGCCGGTAGTGATCTTGCTGGCATCCAGTGCGGGAATATTGGCTGCAATTAGCGAGGTGGCGGCGGTGATATGGCCTTGGTTGTCAAAGGTGATGCCCGAGACAGTGGCGCCTGTAACGCTGTTGCTGTGGTTGAGCGTGCCGCTACTAACCGCTAGACCGGTGCCAGGCTGAACGATGCCCTGGGTGCTGACGGTGGCAATCGGTAAGTCGCTCGGACCAAGCGCACGGAAAGTCGGTATGGCGTCGGCACCAGTTGTCGGACCCGCAAAGACGCTATTGGCGGCTTGGGTATCGAGCGTGACGGCAACGTCGGCGCTGAAATTGTCGGGGTAGGTAACCGCAAAGGCCAGCGGTGTGGAATCAGTAAACGCCAGTGTGTTGATTGCCGCCTGACGCTGCCAGGTGCTGCCGGTCCAGATGTATTTGATTCCGGTTGCAGTATTTAGCCACTGTTGGCCAGTGAATTCACCAGAGCCGGCTGGCGTGGCGTTGGTGACGATGACGGTGCTGCCGTCTGCCAGCTTGATACCGGTGATAGCATCATCAGCCACCTTGGCCGTAGTGACGGCACTGCTGCCAATCTTGATGGCGGTGACTGCATTATTGGCGATCGTCGTAGCGAAACTGCCGGTGCCTGAGCCGGTGATATCACCCGTCAGTGTGATCGTCTGGTCACCGGTGTTAGTGCCGGAACTGGTGCCGCTGAATGTGCCGCTAAATGTGCCGTTTTGAGTCGCCAGCGTGCCTAAACCGAGTGTGGTGCGCTGGGTGGCAGCGTCAGCGTCATCGAGGATGGCGCGACCGGCAGTGGTGCAAATAATTTCTTCAATGCTGCCGGCACCAGCAGTGCTGCGACCCAATAGACGGTCAGTGGCGCTGACGTTTTGGATTTTGTCGTAGGTAGTGGCGGCGCTGCCCAGCTTTGCTGTGGTGACCGCTCCACTCCCCAATTGATCTGTTGTGACAGCGCCATCGGCAATCTTGGCTGCGGTGATGCCATCGTCTGCAATTTTGGCTGTAGTAATGCTGCTGTCGGCATACGCAGCAGTGCCGAGTGCTGTGACTTTGGCCGTCGTGACCGCACCATCAGCCAACTTGCCCGTGGTGACCTGTAGATCGCCAATGCCAGCAGTCGGGGCTATTACTTGCTGATATGTGCTGCCGTCAAATACCTGCAGTGCGCCGCTAGTGCTGTTAAAAAAGCCGCGCCCTTCAAAGTTGTCGCTTGCTGGTGCAGTGGTCTGCACTGCAATAGAGCTGTCGTTAGCCAGCTTGGCCGCAGTGACGGCATCGTCCGCTAGAGCCGTGGTGCCGAGCTTGGTGGCGCTGGCTTGGTCTAGCTTGTCGATGTCGATGCTGCCGGCATCAATCAGATCCAAGCCAGCATCAACCAGATCCTTGGCGGTGACCTTCTTGGTTTGGCTTGCGGAGATATCCGCAATCGGCAGTACGTCGGTGGCCGCAACGCCAGCCTTGGGCAAGGCTGTTAGTTGGGTAATCCGTTGGTCAGCCAAGGTTCAGCTCCGTGCTATGGACAGTTTAGTCCTCGGTTTCCTTGAGTAGGAAGTCAAGGGATTGTTCGATTTCAATGCGGTCATCGTCTTCTTTTAGGACGTAACCAGCAGGCTCGCCAATCAATAGGCGAATTTCGCCTGTCGTTACAAAGTCTATGGTACAGCGAATAGCATCTTCACTGTTAACAGTTACGCCAGTTTGCGTAACTATTGCCTGCATTTCGTAGTAAACATTATCAAGCGATGAATTTAGTTCTTTGTCGGTTAAATACAGTGCTAGGTCAAATTCGCTACCGATGTCAACGCGATGGATGAGTTGTAGCATCAACAGCGGCGTTTCTTTGATGCCGGTAGTCGTGTAGTCGAATAGGCAGTCGATAGAACCGCTGCCGCTAATGATGCCGGCTGAATATTGCTTACGAAATTTGTCGCTAAGGCTAGTTGCGTCGATGGTTTCGCGGTCTGTATTCAACGTATATCCCGTGACGTTGCCAAGTACGTTTTTTGATATGTCACGTACGTCTACAGAGATGGGCAACGCAGCGCCAGCAAATGCAGCTAACGTTAGCTCCGCAGAGCGATTATTGTTGATGGCGTTTTCAAATTGATAGAAGAAACGCAATCCACCTACGGCATTTACATGCACATACGCCGAAATTGATGGCTCCACAATGGCTGATGACCATGATGATGCATCAAAACAAACCAGGCCACGGGCATCCTGGGTGCTGATATTAATGCGGTCACCTGTAATTAAGTTGTCTGCGGCCTTATCAAAACTGAGACGATTTAGTGTGGTATTTACGTCGTCAGGCTTGATTTCATCTTCTAACACAGCAGATGGCACAGCAAAACCACGCTGTAAGCGAATATTACCGTGGTTGCCAAGAAAGACTGCCATTACACTACAACGTCAATGAAATCTCCGTCCATCGTAAATTGAATCGGCACTACGCTTAGCTCGCCTGTGCTAACTGATACTTGGGCGCTGGTAATGTAAGCGTTAAGAATAATATCGTCAGCAGCAGCGCCGCCTACGTTTAGCTCCAGCAACACGCGATCTGCTTCTTGAGCAGCACCGCTTTTCATGATCTTATTTAGCAGTGCCGTGAACTGCGTGAAGTTTGCACTTTCACCTGACTCCAAGCGGTAATACATCAAAGTTGCGCTGCCGGTGGCACCTTTAATGCCGGGGGTAAACGTGTTGACGGCGCTGTCGATGGCATTAGTGGACAGCAACTCTACAGTCGTATCCAGGGACCAGTCGCGGATTTTGGCCACAGGCTTTCCAGAAAAAACCAAGGACCCGCTGCGACCTGTGTAAAACGCCATGACTAGAGCCTTTTGCTAGCAGTTTAGCGGATGGTGAACAGACCGTCAGTAAAGTCAGCAATCAAACTATCACCGTTGCTGTCACAGGCATGTTCGATTGCTTTGACGCTGACTTCGCCCTCTTCGTTCATTTGTACCTCCGTGATACGGAAGACACGTTTGGAACGTACTGCTGTTCCAAGGACAAACAGCCAGCCATTGTAACTGGTCAAACTACTGGCGGTATTGCCTGTAATGCTGATGCTGTTCAGCGTGACCACAGTTGAACCTGATTTGTATAACAGTATATTGTATGTGCCATCTGGGATGGTGCCGGTTATAGGTGTATTGAGTACGCCAGCGGCTTGTACTGCTCCTGAATAAATGCCATTCCACTGGGCTTGTCCGATATCGACGTAGATATGTGCGCCAGGGCTTAGTACGCTGTCTGTTGGAAAAGTTTTGAATTCGATTGCTTTGCGGATATGACGTCGTTGATTACACATCAACTTTGCAAACATGATGGCTTGCGTGCGGTTTGTAACAAACTGTGAAAGATCAAAGGTCTGGCGGACGGCTAAGGCTTCGGTAACTCCAACGAGATTTACGTCTACGGTGTTATTACGAGGAAAAACTCCGTCGCGCTCGGTGTCGCGGTAGATAATGGTGGCAATAAGATCTTGAACACTGCTACCATAATCAATAAACTCTTCTTTGTATGAATCTGCAAGAATGTTGCCTGTATTAAATATTGCTGAAATCGGCACGTGGCGAATGATATTACCAGCATTATCCACTGGCACCGCAGGCACTAGAGTTTCTTTACCGCCAATCCGCCCCAGTTCCAGCAGACTGAACGGAGCCACCTCGGCCCAGAATTGTCGCCAAGGTGTCTGTTCTGCGATTACGCAATCCATGAACAAATTGTTGCGTTGGCAAAAACGCTTTGCTACTGACAACGCTGGCAAGTCGATACCGGCAACTTTGGCAAAGCGTCCGATTCCATCAACACCATCAATAATTGTGTCCAGAAAAATATCTGGTGCATAACTGCTGGCGCCGTCTGGATCTGTTGGATACGTGCCATCATCTCGAAGGCGGCGTACCAACCGTCCTTGGGTGGCAAATGCGGTAATCGAACGGAGATCCTGTACGCCTTGGCCGCTATAAGCGTTGAAGCCAAGCAAACTAAGATTGTTATAGAGCTGTGGATAGATGGAAAGCGCTTCTAACCGTTGCTCGGTGACGGCTTTGATTTCAATCTCGGGGCCGTTATCAAAACTGAACTGTAGTTGAGTATCGGAGCGAGTAGAAAATAAACTCCACTCGTCAATCTGTGATGGGTTGACGTTGAGTGGGGGCAGGTTAAAGTCACGGGGCTTGAGCGTGCCGACGAAGCTGAATAGAGTGCCGTCTGCATTGGCGATGGTTTGAAAGTCACCGCTGTTTTCGATGTAGGCAAAATCAGTGAAGCCGTGCTCGCGCATTTCTGATGCGGTTTCGGCAATTGCTTCAAACTTGAACTGCCAGTTGCCATTGTTATCAGCAGCGCGGAACTTGAGCGAGATATAGTTATCGACATCAGTGCCACGGCGGATTCCGAAGATACGGTTGACGCGAATCCAAGTGCCGCCGGTCCGGCGATAGTAGACCGCAAACAGTGCCACGCGCATCTTAGTGCCATTGTCGCTGGTTTTGAAGGTTGGTTCCTTTTTCTCGCCGTATTTTTTAGCCCGACCATTGACCCGCTTGAAGACTTTGGCCTTTAGTGCAAAATCAATCACCGCTGCAGACGTGATCGTTTCGTATGCGGCATCTTCGACCTTAACCAAGCATTTGGTATTGAAGTAGTCGTTGAATTTTTCAGGGTTGTCGAGGATTGCTTGCTGCCGGTCAATCTCGGTCTGTTTGGCGTTAATTTGCGTCTGCAATTGAGCGTTGCGCGTTGATTCAGCAACAGTATCGCGCCCCCCACCACTGGTACTGACATTGCCGGCAGCCAGTGAAACCATTTGTTTGCGTAAACCTTCAATGTCACGCAGGCGTTGCTTGCGTGTTTTCTTAAAATCACCGTCAAAGTAGTCAATAAACTGACCCCTAAGAGTCTGCTCCAGTGTTTTAATCTTTCTATTGATTTGCTCACGCAATTTTCGATCTGCTTTAGTATCGCGTAGGCCTTCTAACTCATTTTCTAACGCATCAATCTGTGCAATCGTACTGTTTATATTGGAGGGCAGCAGTGGATTCTGTTGAATTTCGCTAAGATTTTTGGTTTTGCTGCCATTCTCTTCAAAATCAACCAGTAGATCAAGCTGCGCCTGAATCTGCGCCAGTTGGTTGTCTAATTGCGGTTCAATATTTTGCGTAACAACATTGGTTGGCAAATAAATCGGCGGGTTTGCGGTTATTTGTGTTTGAATTGTGGTTATCTCGGTCTGCAATTGTAGGATTGCATTATTAATCTCTTCCTCGTTTTGCTTATAGTCGGTAGTTTCATAATCCTCCTCGGGACACGAACCCTGTTCGATGCACTCAAACGTCACC